CTTTAGTTGAAGCACTATAAAGTTTAACACTTAAACTTGCACCTTGGTTAGGTGTTGAAGTTTGAATGAAAACATCACCTGCTGATAAAGATGTTACTCCATCAGATTGTGTAGTTGGAACAGTTGTATGACTTGCAAATTGGAAGTCACCGCTTGTAGCAGAGTCCCAACTTGAAGTACCGATTTGGTACCAGTCATCACTGAATTTTTCGTAAAATTTAATGTCAGTTGCAGTACCTGAGGCTGTGTTTGCCACTGCCGCATAGTCACCGTTTAAGCCAAATGCTCTTTTCGGTCCGCCTGTTCCTGAATTTACGTTGATAGCATCTACAACACTTACGTCTTTCTTAACCCAAGCGGTTCCTGACCATTCTCTTAGTCCGAACAATGAACTTGCTGTATCTAACCAGTAAGTTCCATCTGCTATTGCGCCTGTTGGTGCAGTAGAAGATGCTTTAAGTTCGCCTAAGTCGATGTCTGCTCTTAAGACGTATGCTCTGTTGGCAAGTCCTAAGAAACTGTGGGCCGCTAGTAGACCGTATTCGTTGAGATCATATCCGTTTAATGCAACAGAACCACTTGAATGAAATAATGGATTACCAAAAGTCTGTAGTAGTTCACGTTGGCTTGTAATAAGTTTTAATTTACCTGCTGTTGCTTTAGTTGTGTTTGATGCAGTTCCAGAACCGTCAGGGGTTGCTTTATCCTGAGCAGTTGCTACTATAATTAGAGGAACTGTTCCTGTTCCAGCCGAGGCATAGAACGATTCATCGGTAACACTAATGCTAACACCGGGTGATACTAATGTAGCCATATTATTCTCCTATTGTGATATGAATCTAATTATACGAATATTTATCAAAAAAACGTAAAAAAGGTATTATTACAAAAGTGGGTACACTAGAATCTGTCGATTTAGATAAATACGGAATTTTTATTGGTCTGGATTAATTTGTAAATGTATGTCTTTTACTTTAGTTTGAAGTGCATCTAAGTCTGAATCATTTTCAATTACATAATCAAACTCATAGCCTATCCAGTTCCATTCGCTTAGATGTACGCTCTTATGTTGTGTAACCATTTTATGTTGTGCAGGAACATAACCTTGATTAGCCTGAACTGCTGTATAGTACCATGCAGGTAATTCACCACGTCTTACATTAATTACAGCACCGCCTAGATTTTTTATTAAATCTAATTCATTTGTAAATCTAGCATCACTAATAACAACACACGGTGATTCTTTAACTGCTTTACGCATTCTATATTCTAAACTATCAATCCAAATATCTTTATGAAAATGTTCTCTTAATACTTCTGTTCCCATAAGTTGTAATGCTAATCTAGGTGTGAAGTTATCAATACCTAACTTTCTAGTCCAAAACATGTCAGGTGTTTCTCTAAAGTCTCTACTTTCTACAGTATCTCCTTCAAGCATATTTCTGTCCCAACCAAAAATACTAGAACATACATCTTTTAAAGGTGCGGCAAAACTGTCTTGAGTACAGCCTCTTTCTACAAATAAGTTGGCAACGGTGTCTTTGCCTGATCCAATTAATCCTGTAATACCTATAATCATTTTATAAACTCGCTGTTAGTTATTAATTCTTGTATATCATCAAATGTATATTCTGAGTCGAAACTTACAGAACACATAATACGAGTTTCTGAACATTCCTCATTATTAATTCTATGCCATTCATTTGTTCGTACAACTGTGGGTACTGGCATTCCATAATATTCATCAATTTTAGTGAGTAACTCTTCGTTATACACTACACTATGACCGGATCTAATTCTAACACCTTCACCAGAATCATATGTTGCAGTAAATATTTTAGATTGCTCTGCTGTATCTTCAGCAGTACCTCTTAACTTTAAGTGGTTTTCTAATTGAGGTTGATTAGGTATGTTGCCGTTTAAAACTTCTTTGTCGTAAATATTTTTATAACCGTCTATTAACAACTCGTTGACCTTATTACTACCTGTTGCCCACTCTATTTTACTTTTACTTAAATCTGCTTTAGTAAGCGGATAATTTAAACCAACTGAGCGTCTTGCCAAATTTATAGTTTCTGCATATACTGGAACACAATGTTCTGTATGCTCCATGCCTTCGTTATGCCATTGGTAACAACTATTTGCTGGTGTAGTTAGAATTATAACGTCATGAATAGGTATTGTCAAGACTTTATTAAACATACGTTTAAATTTATTTACAAGACCATTTTTCCAAAGAAAGACATATCCATCATTATGTTCTGTTACAAAAAAATCATTGTCGCCGTTTGCATTAAATTGTTTAACATTGCCGTCAAATCTATTGTAACTTAAAATAAATCTTTCTTGAGCAAACTCAAAAATATTTTTAAGTTCTGCGTTGTCTAGTTGTACATAGCAACTCATCTTAATAACTCGCCTTCATCATACATTCTACAAATGTCTGCATAGGTGTATTTGGAACTGTTACCCATAAATCGTAAACTTATTCTATTAGTGCCGTCTGTCTCTACTTTATGATATGAACTTAAAGGAATAATATATGGACAGTGATAGCCATCTTTAATTCCTTCAACTTCCATATTGTATTTACTTTCATCTAAAACAGAATCTATACTGCTAGACACTTTTAAAGATTTATCGTTGGCTGTAACACCTTCTACAATATCTTCTTGTGTCAATAATTTTTGCATAAGTTCTTTTTCAGTCGATAATAACTTTTCACAAGGCTTGCCAAATTTTACTTTACTATTATTTTTATTCCCATACAAAGGAAAGTTTATAGCATAGTTGACTCTGCCTTTGAGTTTATCTATAATATCTTGTGTATACCATGTTGCGTTTCCTTCTCTGTGCCATACAGTAGAAGCATGAAATTTAATTAATGTTATAGGATATAACTTTACGCCCATGCCTACTGTCCAAGCATCGTCTATTATATTAATTTTAAATGTATCATTATAAAATTCTCTTAATTGACGTTGTATCTTTTTATTAGTAATGTAACCCATAACACTTACAGGTCTACTGCTTCTTGAATTAGTTGGTAGCAACGATTGTTCCGAACCTTCCCATAAAATATTAGGTGTTTGTATGTTATATCGTATTTGATAGTCCGCATCTGCAACCTGATAATCTTGCTCAGAAAAAAGTTCACTACATTTAAAAGGCAGTTCGATGCCTTTTAAGTCAATATAGGGGTGTTTTTCATGCATGGATTAAGTTACCTTTTTGATGTAATTTTTCTAGTTCTTCAAAACTGTACTTATCTCCACACATATATCGCAAACTAACTCTTGGCTTATTTGTTGTAACAACTTTGTGCCACTGTTGAACATTTATAATATATGGGGAATGGTATCCTTCCCTTACTACTTTAGTTTTAATGTTTTCTTTCTCAAATTTATCATCATGAAAACCTGTTCTACCTAAATACACACTCATAGTTTTATCTGAGTTTGGTACAGATACTCTACTAAAGTTATTAGTACCTATGGGACTACCGTTTTGTGAAACACGTCTTCTGTTTCTTTCTAAAATTAATTTTGATAAATCCTTTTCTTGTTCAACTATAGTATTAGATGGTTGACCAAAATATACATCTGAACCTTCTGCTTCTCCATACATTTTAAAATTTATAGCCATTTGAAAACGTGAATGGAAAACTTCTTTATGTTCTTGTGTATACCAATCTGCAAATCCTTCTCTGTGATATGCAGAGCTCTGATTAAATCTAACTAGTGTAATAGGATAGTAAGGGTATCCTGGTTGCAATTTTTCTGTTAACGGATTTACTTTAAATGTTTTATCAAAATAAAACTTACACTTGTCTGCAAGTTCGTAACTAGTAAGGTATCCTACTATACCATCTGGAGACGGCTTATTTGTTATATTCCAATGTATATTTGTAGTAATTAGTGGTACTTTATATTTAGAATAAGGGTCTGCACATTCAATGAATTCTATATCATCGTCGTCAAATAATTCTTGTGGGGTAATAGGTAAAGGTATATCTAGGTTAATGTAGCAACCGTTTAAGGCAGACATAATTAACCCATAACAAAACCAAGTGGAGAATTACCTTCTTCCATTGCATGGATTCCGGATATTAACTGCTCTAGTTCTGTTAATGCCTCTGCCTTTAATGCATCGCCATTAAGTTGTATTGCTCCTCCTGGTCCAGGTAATCCACCTGTAAATTTGCTTCTTGCTTCTCCTAACATCATTTTACTTTGTGCTAAAGCATAAGCAGATAACCAATCACTTGCATATACATCTTTTATCAATACACTTTCTGGTATAAAATTATTAACTCCTACAGCAATATCTTCTGCGTGATTTACATTTCTTAATATAGTAAGTTTTTTACTGTTTCTATTAAATGTAAAATTGTATTCACTACCAAACACACGACCTATAGTTTCTTTGTATTGTGCAAATGCATCAAATACTGCCAAACCACCTACTTGTCCTGCTTGTAACATATACATATTGTTGAATGCAACATCAAATGGATCAAAGTTAGTACCGCCACCGCTATTAGTACCTATACCTCTTCTGTACAGTCTTTTAACATCAATAACTTCATCAGGAAGTGTATATTCTACTATACCTGCCTGTGTTTGTATAAAGATAATTGCTTCTTCAACACTACCGCTACTCAATTGACGGTATTTTTGTATTGCTTTGTTAATTGCTATGTCGTAATGGTCTCTGTCTAACTCAACATCTACCATTCCATCAGCAAGACGTAACTGAATTTCTTCAATTATCTCTTCTCTGTTGTTGTACCCAACTTGGTCTATTCTAGTTGCCATACAACTATTTATCACTTTTTGGGTTTAAAATGCTCTAAGAATGATTGTTGTGTCGTTTATTCTACCGTTTAATTTGGTCTCTACTGCTTTGATGTCTTCGAATGCTTTTGCAAAACGTGTTCTTGCTTTACCTGTCCAATTATTGATTTGTTCGGCAGGTTTTCTTAATGTTTTTTGGAAACTTTGTGCTGGATCAAAGTCTTTAATAGTTGTACCTTTAACTGTAAGTCCTGTACCTGGTCTGGCTAGTCCTCTAGGGTCCTTATTAAGTGCATGGTATACACCTACTTTTCGTGTCTTAGTATTGTATACCCAAACTTCATTAGCATAGGCTACTTCTTCAGGTCTAATACTTGCTATGCCCAACGTACTTTCGTTTAATTGGAACTTTAATTTAGCAACCATTTTTTCTTTACTAACAACACGTTTTTTTCTAGGCTTACGTTGAGACTTGCCTGTTTCAATTATTGTATCACATGCTGTTTGTATTTTTTCAAACCACTTAATGTACTCTTTACGCATTTTAGGAGTCATGAACGAATAGCCTTCTTTAAGTTGGTCACACTCCCACTTAATAATTTCTTCTGCTTCTGCTATTTGATTAACATACGATTCTCTAATTAATTTTGCATGATTAGGTTTTATACACCCACCATCAAATGCTCTCATTTCATTATAAGGATCGAAATCTTTAAGAGCCATTTTGCCATCTAAATAGTCATCTATATAGCCTTCCCATTCACCTAATAAAGGATCAATTTGTTCTTGCATTCGTTGTTGTATAGATATTTTTGGCTTACTTGCTTTTTCTTCTGCTTTGGCTTCTGCTTCTTCTACTACAGTATGACCACGTTTTAACCATTCTTCTGCTCTTTTGTCAATATGACTTCTAGTATTTTCTGGTATCCAACCTAGTTTGTCTTCCATAAAGAATGTAGTAGCACTAGAAGAAAATACCCAGTCTGGATTTTTTAGAATAACTTTAATTTTATCTTTATCCCAACCGGACTTCTCTTTTATCCATTTTCTAGTAAGTGCAATTTTTGGCTTGTCGCTTATCTCTGTTCTTCCAAAGTACTGGCAGTCCTGAAAAATCTTTTCTCGTTTTTCATTGTCTGTTTCTTCGCGAAGAGTTTTCCAATCCGGTTCCGGGGTAAAGTAAACATTCTTTGCTCTTGGTTTGCGTTTTGCCATTAAGTATAATCCTACTCTGCTTCTAATAAAACTTTTTCTGGATCTTCCAGTACTTGTTTTACCGGAAGAGGTAATGCATCATAGTTATGTATTGCAGTTTTGTTTTTCAAAATATTATGATCCTTAAGCATTGTTACTAAACCAACTATGCCTAAAAATTGTCCTTCTCTCATGCCTGCTCTGTAACTAAAAATTGAATTACATATAACAAAAACAAGAAATACTAAGCCCATTTCAAAAGTCATTATTCATCTCCATGTTAATTGGTAATTAGTATAACTTCTAAAAAAAGCAATGTCAATAGGTATTTTTTGATTCAAAATGCCAAAAACTAAAGTTTTTTAGCAGTTAAACCAATGTTTGCTGAGGCAACACGTTTTCCATCACATAATATTTCACATTCATAAAAAATATTATTCAGTTTTCTCTTTACTAATGATGCATTTAGTGTCAATATGTTTCCAGGGAATACTGGATTTCTAAATTTGCAGTTGTCTACTCTAGTAACAAAAGTAACATAATCACTATGTTCTACTTTTCCTACATCTTGTTCTGCAAGGTGCAATGCATGGATACCTGCACATTGATTCATTCCTTCTATAAGATATACTCCGGGCCATATTTTAACATGTGGGAAGTGCCCTTCTAGGACAGGATGGTCTGCTTGGACTTCGTAAGTAGCAACAATAGATTTGTCATCTATTATTTCATGACTGTCTATTAATGCTATAGGATGTCTGTGTGGTAGTTCCATAGTAAGTAATTATACTTTACTTGGAGTAGTGTTTATTACTTTTGGTAAAAAGATTATAAAAGTAATCATTAACTTTACAATACTCATGATAATTAAATTTAAAATTATTTAAGTCATCATATAAATGTCCAGGTAATGCTAAACGTTCATCTTTATAAGGCAAGCCGTGTGCTTTAAACAATGGACTAGATGCATGTTTACCTGACTTGGCTAATCTAGAATTCCAACTCATTGTAAATTTAATTGTGTCATAGAATGTTAATCCGTTTCTATTCTTCCAAGATATATTTGTTTTATACAAATCTGAATTTATATCTGGTATAGGGTCGCCTCTCATATCATTAGTTGTTTCAGTATAACCATGTTCTTTCCAATTTTTGCTGAACTCACTTTCGCTTAGGTCAGTATAATAATGAGAATGGTCATCTATACGTCTAATATATAAAGGATTCAAATTAATAGTATGTAAAGGATTTTCTTTTGATAATAAAAATGCACCCATCTTTCTAATAGTGTTTTTATCGTCACTAGGTAATCCAGCAATCATCCCACTCATAAAGGTCATACCTTTCCAATGTGTTTCACTTAGTTCTCTTAAATAATCAAATTGTATTGTTGGGTTCAGACCTTTACCTATATCTTTTGCACATTCGGGATCAGTTGTTTCAATACCTAAGTTCATTAACCTTGCACCACTATCTGCAATTAATTTTGCTTGTGGTACCTCATGATTTCTATTAGCATACACTAAATCTAATCTAATATACGAACTCCATTTTAATTTGAATGGTAAACTCTGAGACATTTCATACCAGTCAACCATCTTTTGATGGTCATCATTGAATGTATCATCTGTTAACCAATAATCTTCTATACCGTATAGTTCATAATTTTCAATAAGTTCGTCTCTAATATAACTAAAATCTCGTATTGCTTCGCCTTTGCCTTTTCCATTTAGAGGGAAAGAGCAAAAGTTACATTTGAATATACAACCTCTTGCCACTTCTAACGGTAATATTTCACCTGGTTGTACATTGTCTTCAGGTCTCCAGTTCATTGTTGAATGTTTTATATCTAATTCGCTAACACCGTCTTGGGTAACTTTTAATCCTGTTTTATTTGTAGGCAGGTGATTAGGATCTCCGCCTTCTTTTAAATGTTGTAAAATTTGAGGCAATGTTACATCTCCAAATCCTAAATTTATATAATCCATTAAATTTGTTTTGGTTTTAGGAAATTGAGATGTTATGTGTGCTCCGCCTACAATATACTTTACATTTGGATTTATGTCATGAATATATTTTCCTAATATTTGGTCACCTTTGTGACCTGTAGAAAAGAAATGTAGTCTTGTATTTTCATCTCCCCTTACAAACATTTGTTGCATATGGTAATTTTTTTCTTCGTCTGTGAATCCTTCAAAAGGATCAAAATTACTAAGAGATGAACGCATTGGTAATAATTGAAAACTTCTAAATGTACTACTAACACCTAACAACAACGTTTCTTCTCCTACAAACTTATCTATAATACGTTTAGTTGTTTCGATATCTAAATGCATCATATTATCTATAACTTGACATGTAAAACCATGTTCTCTAACTTCGTGTGCAAGTTTGTAGGCGCCCATTGCTCTACTAGTATTAAAGTTTAAGTGATTATATCTTCCGTCTTTCCACTTATCTGCTTGTAAAACTTGGTCAGGAACACTAGATATGTTATGTAGGTTTATACCAAATTCGTTTTTATGAGTTTCCTGCGTACTTGATAACGGATGTTGATTACCCCAGCCAGGCGAATCTGTGAACAATAAAAATTGCACAGGAGTTTTTTCAACTTCGATATGTTTGAAAGGATTTATAAGTTCTTCTTGATTGTGGAACTGTTTATAAAGCGATAAGTCAAAGTTTTTCTTAGTTACATCATCTTGCATGACTACTATTTATTATTAACTTAATCTACAAATGCACGTTCAAGAACAAAGTCGCCGGCTTCCCCTAAATTACCTTCAGTGAATCCTGTATCTTCAAAAAAATCTCTACATTGATAGTTCATATCTGGTCCGCCACATACCATAATTCTATCTGTATCTTTGTTAAAGCCGTCGTTTGTAAAATTATAAATGTGTTCCCAAAATCTACCTTCTCTTTCATATGGTTCTTGGGTACAAGTATCATAATATGTTAAAGGAAATGTTTCTGTTAGTTCTTTTATAGTGTCTGTGTAAGTGTGTTCTGCATGTGTTCTAGTAGTATGTACTAAAATAACATTTTTAAATTTATCATATGTAGCAGGATCTCTAATTATACTCATAAACGGTGCGAGACCTGTGCCTGTTGACAGCAAATATAAATTTTCTGCTACAGTTAAATTATCAATCGTTAAAGTGCCTGTACATTTAGGCATTACTAAGACTTCATCTCCAACTTTTAAATGCTGTAGACGGCTTGTAAGGGGGCCGTCTGGCACCTTAATACTGAGAAACTCTAAGTGGTCTTCATAATTAGCACTTGCAATACTATATGCTCTAAGTGTTGGTCTACCGCCTTCTTCTTCTGACGGTAATCCAATCATAGCAAACTCTCCATTTATAAAACGGAATGTTTGACTTCGTGTTGTTTTAAAACTAAATGTTTTATCGGTCCAGTGATGGACCCAAGTGACTGTTTCTGTATTCAATGTTTTGTTGCCTTAAAAGATTCTATCATTGCTTGTCTTACTTCAGGATCTTTTAATTGATCCAAAAACTTTTCATTAATTTCTAATTCTATGCCACGTTCGAACTTTGTCATTAAACTTATATCATCGACACCTAGCATAATACATACTTCTTCAAATGACAGGGTACTTACACCGTTCTCTTTTGCGGTTAATAGCAATTCTAAAATTGCTTCGGTGATTAAATCTTCTATATCTGCCATTCTATAATAACTTGGTGGAGCGAACAGGGGTCGAACCTGCGACCTTCTGGATGCAAACCAGACGCTCTCCCAACTGAGCTATCGCCCCAAGCCAAATTTTTAAATTAACTCATATAACTATTTGAGTAATCGCTTATTCTTTTTGCAATTTTTTCAGAATTTCTTCTGATGTTTGCACTAATCTCTTCTGCATTCTTTTGAATGTTTTCAGAAATTTCTTTTGCGTTCTGTTGAATATTCGCCGCAATAACTTCACCGCTCCAAGGATTGGAATTAGTTTTTGTTGCTTTCTTCGTTGCTTTTGTTTTTGCTTTTACCATTTTTATGGTCCTCTCTTTTTGTCCTTTACGGAGTGACTATTTACCGGTTTTTCACTACACATTTTCAAAATACTGGCGGAGAGGGAGGGATTCGAACCCTCGGTACAGTTACCCGTACTCTTCCTTAGCAGGGAAGTGCTTTAAGCCGCTCAGCCACCTCTCCAGTGTATTCATTATAATATGTATCACACTCTTTGTCAAGAAGTTTGTAAAGTGATAAATAGTACATTATGCCAAGACTAAGTTTATGGAACAAGAACAAGACCAACGACTATGATTTTCAAGACAAAATTATAGCCGAGAACATCAATGCGGGTGGAACAGGCGTTTATGTACACAAATACATAGGCACATATACTGACGACTCCGCAAATACTAGTATTGGAACAGGCGACTTATATATTCAAGACGTGTTGTTTTTAGAAAATAGAGATAGAAAATACGATACAGACATTTATGAATTAAGAGGTACATATAATGTAAGTGAACCAGATTTTGATTTAACACAATTTGGTATGTTTGTTAATAACAACGACTTACAAATGACATTTCATATGAATACCTTAGCAAGTTTACTAGGTAGAAGATTAATGGCTGGTGATGTTTTAGAACTTCCGCATTTAAGAGATGATTTATTGCTCGGTGGCGGAGATGCAGTCAATAGATTTTTTGTAGTTAGTGATGCTGGACGTCCTGCAGAAGGGTATGACGCCAGATGGTGGCCTCATTTATGGAAAGTTAAACTAACTAACATTACTGATAGTCCTGAGTACCGAGATATACTTGGTACAGGTGAACAAGCAGATGACCTTAGAAATATTTTAAGTACATACAAGACAGAAATTGCTATTTCTGATAAAGTAATGGAAATGGCGGCATCAGATATGCCATATGACGGTGGCTATGCTGATGGTGGACATTTATACGTTGATGTAAATGCTCCTGATAAGCCTGGAGTTCATTTTCCTGCAGACGGAGACGTTCCAAATGGTGCAACTTTAGTAGGTAGTGGAACAAGTTTCCCTGTTGATGCTAATAATGGGGATTACTTCTTGAGAACAGACTTTAATCCAAATAGATTATTTGTTAAACATTTAACTGTTTGGCACAAAGTTAGTGACGATAAAAAAGAAGCCTGGTCTGCGGCAAACAAATTACTTACATCATTTGTTAATAATGATGCAACAAGAACAAACACAGATGGTACTACGGGTGCAGAAAAAACATCTCTTAGTAAAATTATAAAACCTAAGGCAGACTAATATGGCAAATATGGATTACTTTTATGACGCTCAGATAAGAAGATATCTTCTTCAGTTTATGAGAATATTCAGCGAGTTTCAAGTCAACGAAGGCAAAAGAAATGGTGTTACATACTACAATAAAACACCTGTAAGATATGCTGACATGCAAAGAATGGTAGCACATATTATTAAACAAGGTAGTGAGAACATGGTTAATAGCACACCATTTATGGCTGTTAGTATCCAAAGTTTGTTAATTGCTAGAGATAGAACACAAGATCCAATGTTAGTTGCAACAGAACAAATTGCAGAAAGAGAATATGATACTACTACCAACTCTTACAAAGGGGGACAAGGAAATTTATATTCAACTAAAAAGATTATGCCTGTTCCTTATAACTTAACATTAAATGTAGATTGTTGGACTGCAAATACTGACCAAAAAATGCAACTACTAGAACAAATATTAATACTATTTAATCCTAGTTTGCAATTACAACAAAACAGTAACCCAATGGATTGGACACAAATATTTGAAGTGGAACTAACGGATATACAGTGGAGTAATAGAAGTATACCGGCTGGGGTAGATGAAACTATTGACGTTGCCACCCTAACATTTACTTTACCAATATGGTTAAGTCCTCCAGCACAGGTTAAAAGACAAAAAATTATTAATACAATTACAACTAATGTTTACAATACAAATAGTTTAGAAGATTTAGGATATGATGATGACATCTATGATTTCTTTAGAACTATTGATGGTGAAATGGAAATTAATTCTATAACTCCAAACAATTATTGGGTTGATATAAGTGGCACTGAAGCAACACTATATAAAAGTGCTCCAACACCAGACGGTAGTGTGTATGACGATGGAACTACAGTAAAAGCAAATTGGAATGACTTGCTTGAAATTCTATCACCGCAAGGTACATCAGGTACACTTAGTGGCTCAGGTGTTAATATTGCAGATATACCTTTAACATCAGGAAGTACATTACAATTAAATATCACAAACGAGATAGAAAGTACATCTTTAATAACAGGTACAGTTGTTAGAAATAGCATTGATTCAGGTAAGTTAGTTTTCACTATTGATAGTGATACATTACCTGCTAACACAGAATCAGATGTAACTAGGATTGTTGATCCTTTAACAAATCATCCTGGCGATGGAACATTAGATGCTGTAGCAACTGGACAACGATATCTATTAACAAACGAGATTGTTGGAAATACTTGGGGCATTACAGCAGATATTAATGATATTATTGAGTACGATGGTTCCAAATGGTCTGTGGTTTTCGATGCCAGTGCTATAAGTATTAACAAGTATGTTAAAAATGCTTACACAAACAAACAATACAAATGGAACGGCGAATTATGGTCAAGCACACACGAAGGGACATACAACCCGGGTTATTGGAAACTGAACATATAAGTATAATTGATAAGTTAAATCCTTTAACTAATGTAAACAAACATAAAGGCGTTGCTGGTGCTGGCGTAATATTCTTATGTAAACACACAGGTCGGTGTTTATTCCAATTAAGAAATGCAGATAAAAGACAAAAAAACACCTGGGGTTTTTGGGGTGGCATGATTGATAATGGTGAAAGTCCTTACGAATGTATCAAACGAGAATTGCAAGAAGAAATAGGTTTCGTTCCAGAACTGCAAAAATTAAATCCCATAGATGTATATCAAAGTAAAAATAAAAACTTTATGTATTACAGTTTTGTTGCTGTAGTAGATGAAGAATTTATACCAACATTAAATAACGAAAGTGCCGGATATGCATGGGTTAACATAGGTCAATGGCCCAAGCCATTACACGATGGTGCAAGAGTAACATTAGGAAGGAATAAAGGTACAGATAAACTGTCCACTATACTCGATATACATTCTTGATAAGTAAGTGTATGTCAAAAGATATTATAAATTTTGATGCCGTAAGACTTACCACTGAACTTAATAAATTTCAACGTCATAAGGCTATTCCTAATTCTTTCTTTGACGGGACCTTTACAATACCACAAGTACTAGAATTGTATGATTCCTTATCTAAAAGACATCAACGAATAGCAGATAAACTTATAAAGAAATATAAAGTTGACTTAAATGCTAGTGAAGAAGGATTAGTTAAAAGTTTAAGAAGTGAGTATATAGCATTTTTAGATAACCAGCACACTCGTAATGACAAGTGGTGGTATCCTGCTGTCATGAATAAGTACAGATATAATATCAATCCTGTAAGAGCAATAACATACGAAGTTCGAGAAATGGCATACGCCTATAATTCTCATAACGAACACCATCACTGGCTTACAGAATTAATTACAGAGCCAAATTTTTATCACAGAGTAATACAAGATATTGTTAAAGATAGAAACAAAGTAGATAAAATTTTAAATTATTATCATCCCTTAATAGTAGAAGCAGGTTTAAAAGAACCTATTGAAATGCGACATCTAAGAGTATTAAGAACAGACTTATTAGAATATGCAAATTTATTTACAACTTTTAGAAACTGGACACCTGACGAATAATTATTTGATACTATCACAGATTACACGCACATAGTATCACAGATTACACGGGATGAATAATTATTTGGAAGTAGCAATAAATACGCCGTTCCAATCTTTAGGTAACTTTTGTGTCTTTTGGAATTCACAACGTTCTATCCACATATCATAGTAGCCTATCATTTTACCATCGAAGTGTGTCTTTAGTAACTCGCATAATTTAATTGCTTTGTCAAAATTTTGATTTCTATAATGTTTATGCATATCGGCATGCATCTCTCTTGACTTAGCATGTTTGGTTGGTTTGTAATCTAATACTGTATAAATTTCTATGCCAACTGTTTTTCCTTTTACTGCTAAGTCATCAACCTTCAAATAAAAGAAATTATTTTTAGTATGCTTATAAGTATCGCCACCAACAAGTAACAAACAACCATACTCTTTACACTTGCTTTCTATTCTTGCCGCTGTACTAACAGCATCGCCTAAAATATCATAACTATGTCTTGCTGTGGAACCCATCTCACCTATATAACCTAAACCTGTGTTTATACCAGCACCCATTCCTACTGGTGGTCTACCTTCTGCTACTATTTTTTTATTAAATTCTTCTACTGCTCTAAGCATAAGTAGTCCTGTTTTTACAGCACTTGCTGGATGGTCTGGATCTTCTAACGGAGCATTATGAATATGCATACTTGCATCACCAATATATTTTATAATCATCCCGTCAGCATCTAAAACAGGTTGTGTAATGGCATCCATATAGCCATTCATAATTTTTGTAAGTCCTTTTACATCATCTCCAAAACTTTCTCCTAGTGGAGTAAAGCCACGTAGGTCAGAAAAGCATATACTTACTTCACGTTTCATACCTTCTTTGATTAGTGCAGGGTTTTCTTGCAACATTCTTACCACAGTAGGGGAGGCATAACCGGCAAATTGCTTTTGAATCTCTGCTCTAAGTTTAAATTGTACCCAAAAGTTGTTAAAACTTGCTTGAGTAAACACTAAAAATCCTGATAAAACAGGGAAAGTTGCGTCAAATAATACCAAGTTTGCGGTGTAAGAATGCACAGAATAGTATGCAATACCACCTAAAATTAACAGTGAACCTGGCATACTTGCCCATATTGGTGCTCTATATACTACGAATCCTATTAAAATCATAGTCAGTAACCCACACAGAAGCTCGTATACAGCACTTAATTGACTTCGTGTTATATTACTGCTATCTATAAAATTTTGTAGCATATGAGCTTGTATTTGCTGTGGATATAAATTACCACGTGGCGTTGGGACAGGGTTTGCAACACCTTCTGCTGTTACTCCAACAATTACCCATTTGCCCATTAGGTCAGGAATGCTGTCTGCACCCTCATATTCTATCTCTTCAAATGAATTATTAAATCTTATATAAGCAGTACCATCTGATTGAGTTACTATTGGGTCAAATGGTGGAACAGCAACTTCTTGTATTCCTATCTCACTTGTTTTAATCATGTAACTAGGTTTTCCTGTGTGTACTCTTAACATTTCAACTGCAAAACTAGGATATATTTTATCGCCTACAGTAATGGCAAGTGGGTATGTTCTTGTTTGATTATCTGGCTGTGGTGCTGATGCATTTACACCTTTACCATTTGCAACAACTTCTAAAATAGGTATATTTGTAACAAGGTTGGGCCAAGTAAGCAAATAGTCTTTTGCTGGTACAGGACCTATTGTACCTGTTCCTATATGTGGGCCTGTTGACTTTACGCCTTTTACACTAGGAGTTTGACTTAGCACATTATAATTTACAGGATTTTTTCTTGCACCAGGAACATTCATTACATTTTGTTGCATCATACCTGCAAAACTTTCATCGCCTTGAAACCTATCGTCTTCTGGAAACATAATAGTCCAGCCCATAACACCGCCATTCTTCATAGCAACATCTACTACCATTTGAGCATAGTATTGTCTAGGGAAAGGATACTGTCCGTATTTTGCTAAACTTTTTTCACCAATGTTTATTAGTACAACATTGTCGCTTTGTTTTATCTCATCTAATTGTTGATAACTGTCAAAAACTTGACTACGAAAACTTTGAAGTGCCGTTGGATCTGCTACTCTTATGCCGAGTAATAAAATAATTGTTACTGCTACGGCATAACCGCTGTAAAGCCATTTCATAGTAATATTTATCTTAAATTACATCGACGTTCGGCTTTGTCAACTAATCTTAAATTGTGAGAAACAACTCCAGTTGCAAATACAATTGGCAATATAAGGTCTGCTCTTGTGATATTATCCCAACCAATTGCATCGTAACTTGGTATTAATATAACTGCTTTAAGTGTTGCCATTTCGGCTACAGTAGGTACACTTGGTAATAAAGGATTTGCTTCACTAATACAATCATATTTTATGCCTTTGTTTGTACTGTAAATGTCTGCTAGTTGCAATCCGAAAAACAATGCCCACATCCAATTATCGGCTGGTTCAAGTAAACCACTGCCTGGAATATACATAGGTATCGTAAATTTGTTTTCTGGTATATTGAGTGGGGGAATATTTTTATAGTGAACATATTGTATTACTTCTTCAGTATAGCAACATGTATGTCCTAATAATATTTGTTGTTCTTGTAAAGGTGATAATCTATATTCAGCATTTGCTGTTAAAGGAAGTAATAATATTAATATTAAAAATTTTTTAAACATACAAAACTACTTATCAAAAAAAAGCACACCCGAGGTGTGCTTTTTTTGTATTAACATTCTTTAGGATTCTTAGCACAATATTCTTCTAACTTTTTTTGATTTTCATTAAAAAGTTTTATCAATTCTTCTGCTGTATATTCCTTTTCTCTTTTAGTTTTAAATAGAGAAAAGGTACTTACTTTCCCTCAGATTTGTCTTCATCTTTTTGTAGTTCATCGGTCTGCTTGTCTACATTATCTGCAACTGTCTTGACAACACCTTGTGCTGTATCTATAGTTACATCTGCAATGTTTCTAGCATCATTAGTAACTGCGACTGCCATTGTGGCGGCTCCGCCTACAACACTATCAACAGTTCCTGTGACAATCTCTGTTCCGGCATTCCAAGCACCTCCAACTGAGGCACAACTTGTTATTCCAAAACAAACAATAAGTCCGAGAAACATAAATAAGTTCTTCATAATTTCTCCTTATATATAAGTTTGTTATAAAACCAACTGTTATTATAACATAATATATTTATCGGAAAAGTTATGTAATTTTGTACTAGTACTGGTATGGTGACTCTAAAGAACCTACTATAGATTCTCTATCGTGTATATAAAGTTGATATCTCAAAGCATCTTTAGTTCTTGGATTAGTTGCTACTTCTATTAAATGCACTAGTTGTTCTCTATTTGCTGTTTCAATTTCATTCATTAATTCGCACCAAAGCCAAAACAAACAAAATGTTGCAGTTACAGTAATAGTGTAAAATAGAACTTTAGCAAATATAGGAAAGAAAATTGCAAGTATTACAATGTGTGCAAAAACAACTGATAATGAATAAAGTTTATATGATAGTAACCATTTAGTTATCATGCTTATTAGTAAATTGTTCTATATAAGCATTTGAATGCCAATAAGTATCTAACACGATATCCGCAACAAGGGCCACTAAAACCAGTGTCATTATTACAGATAGATATATGTTTATCGCGGCTGTTATCTTAAGCCACTTTATCATATGTTTCATTCTTTCTATTATAAAACAATTAAGGTTGCTTGTCAACCTAATTATCTTTAATCTTGTGTAACTGAGATGCTACACCCACCGATTGTTGCACAGGTTTGTGTTAGTGAATATGTTTGTCCTACAGAGTTGTTAGATTGGTTTAAATATAAATCTGTGCCATAAGTTCCATATAAATTTATAGTTGCCGTATGAGCACCGTTTTTTCTTTGTTTGATCCATACTTCATTGTTATCATTGTAAATGTTTAAATTTAATGTTTTACTTCCGTTTT